ACGTGTGCGTTGCGTAGGTATTTTTTGCGTTATTTTTTTTACTTCTGGCATAATGTAAGATTATTTTACAAATATATAATTTTTTTGAATTATACTATGATTTTGTTAATTATTTTTTTTGTTGATTAGCAGATAAATCTTGAACCTCGATTTCAGCCTCTTGAATTATCCATTCAACATTTATTCCAGCGATTTCAAACATTGCTTTGTCAGTTTTCATTTGCTCTAAAAGAGTATCAGGATTGTACCCTCTACGCTTGCATGCTTCAGTCCAAGAAACTAATCCAGATTTTAATTCTAAAATTAAACCGTTCATTTCTTTTACTGGATCTATCATTTCACGTCCTTGCGGAGTCCACTCAGCACCAGCGTTTTTGTTTAGAATCATTTTAATTTTTAAGCCTTCAATAAACCAGCCCCAAATTTTATCACAAAACTGAGGTATGAACATATTATACTGCCAGTCTTCAATTTGTCTTTGCGCCTCAATCCAACCCATACGACCGCTTGAAAAATTTACATTCCCCATGTCTCCAGTTAATTGCTCGTAAGTAATTCCATAACCTGCTGCATTTTCTTGTTGATTCTTAGAAACGTACTCTGAAAAACTTGAAGGCGTAGGTGGATTATTAAAAGTAACAGTTTCGCCTGGAGCAAGACGTTCGATTATACCAGGTTCCATTCTATCAATTTCTTGACCAGACGCAGTTTCTAAGCCTCCTAGTCCATCAGCAGAATCTTGTTTTGTGGTAAACGCCACGTGACACGCTGCTACTTTCTGAAGCATTAACTGAGCATCTTTATAATCTGCTAAATCTCGCATCGATAACATAGTAGAAGTACCAAACGGAACACCTCGAACTTGCTCTGGAAATTCTTTGTAAAAAATATGAATCATGTCATCAACTCCCACAAATTTTGGAGCTAACTTCATTGTGAATTCATTATTTGGATTGTGATCGAAAACCCAATAACCAACACGCTTACCTTGACTATTAAATTCAATACCTTGAACTACATAATTTCCTTCGCGCTCTGAAATCATGTAAGAGTTTTTCGTGTGGTCAACCATATGAGGCGCTAATACCTGCAATTTAATAGGGTGTCGAGAATTCGAATCTCTACGCTTCAAAACAAATATTTCGCCTTGCATAGCTACGTTACGCATTACTAAACTTTGAATTCCGTATTGCGTAAAAAAACCATCAAAATCACACTCTGTTGATTCTGCCCACGCCTTCCATTCGTCTTTGATTTTTTGAATTTCTTTAGGCGTTAATTTTACGTCCGCATTTACAGGCGTCGGCATTATTCCAGTACCGACAACATTATTTTGAATCGTGCGAATTGCCTTGAATATCGAAGCGTTATTTTTATATCCATCAACTGAACGGTCACGCAAAATTTTTAATGATTTTTGAATGTCACTATTTGCGTTATCAGAAGTGTTGAAAGAAGTCCATCCGTCGCCACGACGTCCTTTGGTTGCTCCTTCGTAAGATCTGATTCCGGAATTAATAGTTTTTTCTATCGCTCTAAATTTCGCACGTTCGGCTCCTAATTCAGGGCTAACGGCAGAAACTAATTTATCTAATAAATTCATATTTTAAATTTAATCGGTTATCGGCATCTATTGGTTCCTTTTGAAAAACTTGCGTATTTCCTGCCGTTATTTGCATTTTGTTCTGGAAATAAACAGTTTTTCATCATTAATTGAATACGAATCATTTCGTCTAATGAGCGATATTTTACAGTTTTGTCGCCATACTGAACTTCCAATGCTCCGCTAACTATAGCGTCACTTAAAGTTTGGTATTGAATTAACGTGTATTGAGTACATGCCATAACTAAAATTTTTGTAAATATATGAAAAAACCTCGATAAATTAATACCTAGGTTTTTATTTTAAAAATATATCAAACAGGTACTATTATTCACTGATTGTTTTAAGCGATTTTACTCCACAGAAAGCATAAAATTATTTTTTATACCATCGCTTTAAGGGTTGGAATTATTTCATGGTTTTTATTTTATATTTAGTTTTTTCATTCCTTTAAATTTTTTACATTTTTTGCATTCACAAAAATACTTTGGAGTATATAAAAATTCTCCACTTTGACTAATTTTTATTACTTCGGTAACGTCCCTATTAAAAATAATAAATTTATTTTTAGAAAACTCATTTTTTGTTTCTTCGCCAATACTTAAACTTCCTTTTATGTGTATATTTTTAAAAACAGATATTGGATAGTTTTTGCTTAGTGAATCAGACAATATTAAAGATTGACCTTTAACATAATTTACTGATAATGCAAACAAAAAAATCAATAATAAACGCATTAATTTTAAAAATTTTACTTTTTTCATGTGATTAAATTTTAATTAATAATAGGCAAATATAAACATTATTTTTAAATATCTACCAATAACCACTTCTTTTTTTAATTTCTTTTTTTTCTGGAGCTTTAGCTTCTGAAATTTTTTCTACAATTACTGAGCTTTGCGATTTTATTTTATCCCATGTATCTTCTTTGAATCTATCTACCCCAATGATGTAAGCGGCTGCACGGGCATAATTCCTAACATCCAAAGCCTCGTTTCTTGCTCCTGATTTTTTGGTCCACTGATATTCTGCATATCCTTTTTTATTTATAACCTGCTCTTGTTGTTCAGCCGTAAGCATTTTAAAATAATGTCGGTCGTATTGCGGAAAATGACAGTACCCTTCTGGATATGTTTCGATGCCTTCAACTTCTTTAGGTTTGAGTTTTAGAAATCCGTATAGCTCCGATTTAAGTAATGAAGTTCCTAAATACCAAATCTTACGTCCTTCTATTTTTTTACCTGATTTCGCTACATTATAAGCTCTTGGAGGCGATACCATCACATCCTTAACTGAGTCACGCCCCATAATTGGAACCACTTTTGAATACGAAAATTTCGAAACAAAATCATAAACAGTTGAGGTTTTATATCCGGCATCGACGCATGTCAAATTAATTGACATCATTGAGTCACCACATTCGTATTGTTTTGTAATTTGGTTTGAAAGCATTTCCCAAACTTCTGGCTTCGATGTGTCGCCAACGAAAACAAAATATTCTATTGACCACGTTTCACGACCACGACCCCAACCAACAACTTCACCCTCGATACGGTCGCCTTGAATATCTACACCCATGGTAAGGAAATAAACACCTTTAGGAATCGTTCCAATCGGATATTCTTCACGACGGTTGTATAAGTTTTCACTATCCGGAGCATCGCCTTTAATTTTAAATGTTTCACCCAAAACAGTATTTACAAATGTTCGGTATTTATTGACGTCATTTTTAACTTTCAAGTAATCTCGAATTAATTCTTCCCAACTGTAAAATCCTGCAGGACTATAAAGTGCCGACAAGTGATAAGAAAATTTTCTTGGACTACTTGAAACTGCCGTTGGAATCCATACGCCATTTTCTAGCATAATTGTTTTGTGACGCTCTTCGTGGAGAAACCCGCATTCAGGGCATGCCATTCTAGTTGTTTCCGGTTTTCCTTCGTCATAAGTTAAATACTCAAACTTGAAAGTGAACTTGTCACCACAACCTTGACACGGTATGTTATAATATCTTTGGTCTCCGTCCTTAAATTCTGCATTTATTACGCTTTCGCCTTCATTGGTTGGCGTGCTGGCTAAAAATATTTTTCTATTCTGAAACGTTCTCGCTCTTGCACGAGCCAAATCTACCGGCGAACCTTCGGCACCTGCTGATAACGGAAAACGATCTACCTCATCCATCATTATTTTTGCAGCAGACGAAATTCAAGATACTTTAGAATTGCTGGCCGATATAAATACACGTGAATTTCAATGACAGACGAAAATAAATTAATCGTTACTCCATTCGCTAATGGATTACGACCTATTCCGAGGTACACGGTTTCAGAATGGGCAGACAAGCACAGGTTTCTAACTTCTGTTTCTTCTGCCGAACCTGGAAGGTATCGAACTAATAGAACGCCTTACCTTAAAGAAATTCAGGACCATTTAGGAAAAACTTCAGACGCTCAGGAAATAGTTTTTCAAAAAGGCTCTCAAATTGGAGCTACCGAAACAATGAATAATTTTGTAGGGTATTCAATTCATATAAACCCGTCAATCATTTTATTGGTTATGCCTACTGAAGAGGCTATAAAAAAGAATTCGCGAACCAGAATAAAACCGATGATTGAAAGCGCACCGGTTTTACGTGACAGAATCAAAGCAGTAGGATCAAAAGACGCTGAAAATACAATCACATCGAAAAGTTTCCCTGGCGGAGTTCTTTTAATGATTGGGGCAAATAGTCCGGTTGGTTTGGCCAG